TCTAAATATTTGTCTATAATTTTTATTGATTGATTTCTAAATTCTTGTACTGTAGCAACTGGTACTACAACCATTCTCTTACCGTCTACACCACGACTTTCAATCATGTCTTTTGATACGGCACTTTCTGATTCAAAGTAAATGACACCTGCCTCTTTATCTTTGTCTAAAAAATTCTTTACAATTCCTAATGCAAAGAAAGTCTTTCCTGTCGCAGCTTCTCCAGCGATTGCTGTAATTTTGTTTGATGGTAATCCACCATGAATACTTCCTGATAGTAAAGCATTAAAAGAATAAGAGCCTGTGTCTATAAAACTGGTAACATCAGCACTATCTATTCCATCACTAACTAAACCTGCATATTCATTTCCACTCTCTTTTATTATATCTTTTAAAAAATCACTCATATTGTCTCCTTAATTATTATTCACTATAACATATCTCATTAATATTGTCAAGCTTGATACTTCTTTATTTCTCTTTTTATTAACCACGGTTTAGGCTCACCCTCATACCATAATCTCCACTTTGTATCTTTTGGTACCCAACCTTTTGGTGGCATTTCATACTCATCTTGGTGTATCTTATTCCATAGATTTTCTTTTAATTCTAGACCAGATTTACCATGTGTAAAAGCAAACTTATCTTCAATCTCGTCCACTATTTCACATATCTTTTCCCAATTGTACTCCTTGATTCTTTGGAAGTCCCAATATTCCTTTAATTCGTTATACGACTTTTCTGATATTGCCATAGACGTTATCTTATTATATCTATCTTTGCTTCTGGTGTCCATATTTCTAATTCAGTTCTTAATCTTTTGTCTTCTTTAAGTTTATTATAACGAGATTCAGCTTTCTTCTTCCACCAATCTATGATATTATTTAGGTGGAATTTATCCCAATTCTCTCCTTTAACTACTTCTTTTGTATTATCTTTTACTATATCTAGATAGTTCTTGATACCATAGTCACTAACATAGTATCTTTTTCTTTCAGTTAATTTCTTAGCATTACTTATAGTTGTATTAAATCTTTGTAGATCACTACCATTTAAACTTCTTTTTATTAAACCAATAATGGCCGTTGTTAGTTTTAGTTTTCTACTAGAGGCGTCATCTTTAACAAGTTTACCTACAGCACTATCAATAAACGTTGCAAGATCATGGAAAGGTTTACCATGTATCAAAGGTATAAAATCACTATCAGTTAATCCTTTGTATCTTAAATATGGTTTCATACCATCATATTGACTTGATGATTTACTATTACCATATAAACTTGTTGTTTCAAATAATGATAAGTTCATGCCATATTTTTTATTTAATTTTTCTCTAATAGTATGACTACAACATATAGCGGCTAATAGTTTACCACCTAGATAATTAAAACCAAATGGTTGAGTTGGTACTATTACAAATCCCATTATAGATGTTTTATTAAAACTTACTAATTCTGGTACGTGAGTTAATAATTCGTTTCTTGGTTTCATGTTTATAACTGGAGAACCACATCTTATAAATCCTACCCACTGATTAGTATTCTTTTCTTTTACTGCAATCTTTAAATTTTTACCAGGTACACTTGACATATTAGTATGAGAAGAAGTCATATTTAATAATGTATCATATGTTTCATTATCAGGTTCCAATATTTCAAACTCCATATCTTTAGGTGACATATCAAAATTAGAATATATGGTACTTTCTAAACCCATACCAGGCAAAGCCGTTGGTACATTTTCTATTTGAGATAACTTTTGATCTCTCATATATTCATCTATACGACCAAACTTTTCAAAGTAATTATTAAATATACCAGCACAATGCAATGCTTGGTCACTTGTCAAATTTTTGGTTTTCATACGTTTATCCTATCATTAAATAGTAAATTTGTCAACCTGGTTTCCCCATACGTCCCAACCAGGCATAGAAGTTCTAGCAAATAATTCTATACGTGGTAAATCTCCACATAATTTAACTATATCGTCTCTAATTCTATCTGGTTTTCTACTATGTTCTCTACGTTCACTTACAACCAATCTATCTACGTTAGCACCAATACGTTTTGGTTTACCCTTTGTTGCAAGTATACAAGTCTCTGTATTGGCTCTTGTCCAATAACCTGGACCTTTAAAAAAATAATTCTTGATTCGATTCTTATTCGTCTTCACCCACGTGAAACCTACGGTCTTGTACTCAAATCCCCACTTCTCTACCAATGGTATTTGTTTGTGTAGTAAAGGGTCGGTACACCACATAAACAATACACAATCTTTATCTGCAATATCTCCAACTGGTAAGTTCTCTATGTCTTTCATAGTCATTGTTGGATAATGATTCTCTGGATTAGTTTGAGCACTTTCATTATTATAATTTTGGAAGTGCCACGGAGGATCGGCGTATATTATATTGTATTTCTTTTTAATATCCATAACTCATAATTAAATACCTTGTTAAAATTAACATCAAAATAAATCTTGGTATAGACCAATCAGTTTTTATTGCTACCAACATACCTATAGAAAATGCCCAATGTAAGGTAATTAATAGTATGAAAGATATATCTAATGTTTTTAACATAATCATTTTAACTTGTATTCAAAATTTTGAGTTTCATCGTTTATATGTACTTGCTTGGCACCATTTCTAATATGAAAGTGTGTAGCCATTGGTGTTAATGGAGATAATGTTACCAATCTTTCGTACTCATTTTTAATCACCCACTCACCTAATTTATTAATAATTTCTTTACCTGCACCACGTTTTCTTGACCATACAGTATATGCTATTACAATTTTACCGTCTTTAGTTCTTGACATGTAATCCATTTCTCTAACTGTATATGGTACTTCAGGACATATTGCAACACAAACTATTGCCTCAATCTCGTCATTGAATTTTAGTCCTAATATCTTTCTACCATGTGTAATTCTAAAACCTAAAGTTAATTCAGGTCTTACAGGATCCTCAGCTACATCTATGTCGTCTAGTTCAACTAACTCTGTACCTTTAACCCATTTAAAAAAGTCGTTTAAGTTGTCTTTAAATTTTTTCATCCAAAAAATGCCTCCAAACTTGCTTTCTTCTCTTGTGACCAGCCTATAGATTGTAATATAAATCTCATAGGATCAAGGAATGTTTTTTCAAATTGTGTTTCACGGTCTATATATTTTAATAAATCAAACTCTTGTGGAAGAGTTGTAATATAACTAATGACATCAAATCTAAATGGATTTGCCTCAATTAGTTTTATAAATTTAATCTTATCACCCTCTTGTATGTAAGGATATTTGTTTTGTAATTTCATTTCTCTTAACTTATGATTATATATTAGAGAACCTTTTACATGTATTGGTGTTCCTTTACTGAATATTGTCGCTGGGTTTCTATACTTGTGAATATTATTACATGATCTAGGAAAAGCAATTGCCTCTGGTGGTAGTTCTTCAAACTCTGTTTTAAAATCAGCAATAAATTTCTGTAAAGTTTCTTCATCTTTATTCATAATAATTTTAATTGCCTCTTTAATTTTACCTCTACAAACTTGTGGTGTTGAAGACTTAACTGCCTCAATACCCATAATTTTTAATTTAGGTTCCGATAATCTAACTCCTTCATCATCTAATACGTTTAACATATATCTTTTCTTTGCAACCCATATACCTTTGTTGGCGATTACTTCTCGTTTCATTACCATACAATTTTTAAATGCATTTGAATATTCAGATAGTTCATCAAAACATTTTTCAATATATGGTTCTATTCTACTACCAACAACCTTATCAATAAAATTACATATTTGTTCATTGTTTTTATCCTTACAAGTTTTTTCTACAAGTTTATCCAATGTCACATAGATACTATCTGTATCAGAGGCCACAATATAATCTTGGTCTGTTTCTAAAATCTTATTCATATAACTATTAACTTTTTCTTCAATAAATCTAATAATAAATTGACCTGCTGTTGTAATACCACTTGCTTGTCTTACATCATAAAATCTAAAGTATTGGTTACCAACTGCACCATAAGCTGAGTTCAAGGCAATCTTTCTTGCCCACTGAATATTATGACATCTTGCAATTTCTTTTTGTAATTCTGGTGTTGGTGTTAATTCATTTTGTTTCTTTGCCTTTAACATACGTTTCTTATAAACAACACGTTCATTGTACATTGTTTCCATCATTTCAGGTAAGAAACCTTGACTATCGTTTTTAAATTTTGCACCGTTAGGTGTTATACATGCGTTCTCATTTTTTAAATGAGATAAATCCACTTTACCTTTTAACATTTTGTTTACAGATATACCTGATCCGTCATGGCCTATTATTTTCTCTGGCGAAATATTGTATTGTATAATGATATGTGGATATAGTGAGTTAATATCAAAAGAACATACCCACTTATGCTGACCTACTTTAGGGTCTTTTACATAAGCGCCTTCGTATTTTGTATCTTTATCATGTTCTTCTCTTGGTGGTATACATATATTTTTTGACAATAAATGATTAGCAATCAAAGTATCCCACACTCTTACTTGTGAAAATATATCATCATAGTTTACTTTAGATTCATATGCAACAGTTAATGCCAATTCAATTAGACCAAGTTTATCTTCCAATGCGTCAACAATTTCAACGTCTTGTATGTTATAATCAATAAATTTTTGAAAGTCTTTTGTATAGAAATCTTTAAATGTTTCAAATGGATTTTCAAATTTCGTTTGACCAAGTTCTATCTCACCAATATAATTTAGTTTATAACTTTCTTGTCTTGTTGGTATAAACCATCTATAACAATCAAGATAATCTAACATCACAATACCTTTTAAAGTATATGTTATTTGTGGTCTACCTCTTACCATAATTTCATTTTTTTCAACCATGTTCCAAGGCGACATCTTGCTTGCAGCTTTTTCATTTGCAACCAATTTAATTCTATTCATCAAATAAGGCAAGTCAAAGAATTTAGTATTCCAACCTGTGATAACATCTGGATAATTCTTTAACCAGAATTTCATAAACTCCATTATTAAATGTTGTTCAGTTTTACATTTTACATAAGTCACATCTGTCCTATCTGTATGATAGTCACCAGTTCCCCATGTTAATATTTGTTTGTTAGTTTGATTTTTAACTGTAATACAAAGTAATTCTTCTATAGGATTTTCTACATCTGGAAAGCCTTCTTCACAAGTAGTTTCTATATCTATTGTAAATATTTTAATATACTTTTTATCCCAATTAATCTTATCAGGAAATTGATCGTTTATATATTGATAATGAAATCTCTCTAGACCATAGATAGGAGAGTTTTGAGTTGCTACATCACGTCTAAATCTTCTAGCGTCATTGATGTTTTTAAATTTTATAGGGTTTAGATTTCTACCATCTAAAGTTTTAAATTTTGTTGGAGATTTTGTTAATGAATATAGAGTAGGAGTAAAGTCTATCTTTTCTTTATAGTCTTTGCCATCATGTATACCTCTAACTAGAAGTTTACCTTTGTGTTCAATTACTGATTTATAAAAGTTCATCATCTAATAAATGTAAAGTTATTCCATCAAGTTCTTTTGTTAAAGAAATCTGGCAACTCAATCTACTAATACCTTTCTTATAACTCTTTTCATATTCTAATATTGATTGCTCTGTACTATTATAATCTATTTCACCTAGTTTGTCAATCCAGGCATTGCCTACGTATAAGTGACATGTACCACAAGCACAACACCCACCACAACTAGCAGGAATTTCCTCCAAGCATGCCTCTTTAGCGGCCTCCATTATAGTGAAACCAACAGGCACCTTTACTTGGACTTTTTCATTATTTGTCCTAATAAAGTTTACTGTTATCACGTTGCTTCAGTTATTAATTTCTGGTTCTTTGTTATAATTGAGCTTGTGTTTTGTTCGTAAGATGTTCTTATTTCGTCTTTAGGTTCTGTCATAAAAACTATTTTCTCTTTAGATATAGTGACAGTATCCTTTTTACCAAAGGCATTGTACAGCGACATCATTAATTGTATTGGTTGTCCTGGACCTCTTTGTTGAGGTATAATCACGAATGGATTTTTTAAACTTACCCCTTGGTCGTTTTCTCCTACCTTGGCAATTACATCTTCGCCTGTAGATAGTCTTAATATTTTCACTTCTTGCATAATATCTCCTATTGTATTATTTAATATAACACATTACCATCAAAATGGCAATGCTTTAGTCTTGTTCTTTGTCAACCGGTTTTAGTCTTTTACTTAATACAAACGTTCTATTAGGGTTGACACTAACATTCATTTGTCTCATTAAATCTCTATTGATTAATAAATCTGATCCTGATCTTGGTCTATTATCTAATCCTACTTCTACATCTTTATAGGTAAAACCATTAAAGGTTAAATCTAATAAAATTGTAGGTCTAATTTCTGAAGGCTCATCATCTGCATTTGCTCTGAAGATTTTACTTTCACCAAATTTAGGTTTCTCATAAGTTTTATTATTATATTTCCATTTAACAATTTTCTTATCTGATAAAATTTCATCGGCATGTAAAGCACATGCTTTTGATCCGTTACCACTATCAAACTTAGCTCTAACTTTATCTACATCTGAAACATCAACAGTTTCTAACCAACCACATTCTATAAGTGATTGTCTATCCCAATGACTTCTATCTTGAATATAATCAACAAGATACTCCATCATTTTTTCTCCATCTATTCTACCAGATGGTTCTGGATCAGAATAATAATCTTTGTATTGGTAACCTTGATAGTCAGCACCTGATCCTGGACTACCATTGATTTCTAAAATGTATGGTTTTTTATTGTTTACTATGTGATCAACTCCTACCATATATGCTTTTGAAGCTCTTGAAGCTTTTAAAACTAATTCGTGTTCTTCGTCACTTAAAATATAAGGCATTGCCTCAGCGCCTCTATGTGTATTTGATCTAAAGTCATATGAGCTGTGTATTCTTTTTGTACTTGCAATAATTTTGTTATCTAATACAAAAGTTCTTACATCAAACTTAACGTCCATAAATTCTTGTATTAATAGTTCAGCATTTAATTTCCACATAGCCTGTACAGTTGCAACAAGACCCTCATAACTTTCAATTTTAATTACTCCGATACCTTGTGTACCTGTTAATGTCTTTAAGATAAGTGGAAACTTACCACCAATTTGATCTAAACCTGTTCTTATATTATTCTCGTTAGATATAAAAGCAGTTCTAGGTGTAGGTATACCATTCTTTTCAAATAGTAAAGCTGATGTTAATTTATTGTCACAAGTCAGCATAGCTGCTCTTGTGTTTAACATAAATGATTGTGAATTTTGAAAGGCAGATATTAAAGAAAGGCCAGCTTCATCTTGACAAGCACCACCTCTTGTTATAACAACAGTATCTTTACCAACAAACTCATGCTCACCATTTTTACCGTCATAATTATAGACAGTTAATGTATTTTTTTCTTCGTCTTTACCTGTGATGATTGTACTATTGGTGTTTACTATAACACATTTAGTCTTTTGTTTTTTACACGCCTTTTCTATAAGTTCAACAGTTGAATCCTTGTTAGGTTTATCTGAATCATTTATAGTAAGTATCGCAACCGTAATAGGTTTATCTTTACGGCCTGGATTCTGTTCGGTTATGTAATCTCTAAACTTTGGTATCTGCATTATCAGGTTTCTCTTCCTTAACTATTTTCTTACCTATGTTATATTTAGCGGATAATATCCACTCTTTTTTCTCTTTAAATGGTAATACTTTAATCTGTGATAATGGTGCTTTGTTTGATGTTGCTGTCTCTTTATCAACAATATCTATTAAATTCCAGTCTTGTAATAATACTGCAATCGTATTTCTACGTTGAATATCATTGTTAATTAGAGTTGCTTTCTTACCGTCTAAAGCAAATAACTCTTTAAAATGTACTATGTAATATTTTCCTTGTTTGTGTAATATATGACACGATTGAAATAGAGTTTTATCTTTTCTACTTGCAACACCTATTCTTGTTAGTGTTTCTCTGACTTTTAGGAAATCGTCTGGTTGCGTTAGAGTGACCTCTAACATATTATCTTGCGACCACTTAACTTCATCATTCATTTGTTTCTCCCGCCTTTATATGTGGCTTCTTTAATTCTATTTATCTGTTCCTTTGAGAGTACTTGTAAAGCTTGTTTTGCCTTTTCATTACTATAACCATAATACTCTTTAACATATTCCAAATCATACAGCTTTTGTTGTTTGATCCACTTGCCTCCAAACCGTTTCTTTGGTCTGATACTATTTAGTAAAAATGTAAATTGTATATCTTTGTCCAAGAAGTGATAACCATTCATTTCATTGGCATGTGGAAGTGTATCCCAAAACATGGATAAACACTTATTAATGATGTATGGTGGGTACTTTTTACGCCAAGCCGTATCGGTGGTGTCCAAAAGGTTGACTTTTGTTTCGTTTATAGCTTTTAAATAATCTTTCAATTCGT